TACTTCTTCAATTTCATCCTCCTGTGGAAATTCTACCTCGTCATCGGGGTTATCAAAATTTAAGTCCGCTGCAAATTCTTTGCTAGACTCTTCTGCAGATAAAATATCTGCGCCTGGTAGACCTTCAAACATCAAGTCTGCTTCCGGTTCTGTTGTGGTTTTTTTATTCTTTGCCATTAGTTATTACCTCCTGTAGGTTTAATGGATTTCATCGCTTCGGTTGCCATTTTAGTAGCCGCCGTTGTATCGCTCTGTTCTTTACGCATCGTGTTTGTCATAGATGATAAACGTTCACGTAATTCGAGTTCCTCTCGTTTAGATTGTAGTTTACTCTGTAACTCGGCAACCTTCAACTGTGGATCTTGTTCAGCTGCTTCTGTCTTAGCGACATTTAAAGCGGCTTGTGTTTGTAAGTTAGTTACTTCAGCTTCTAGTTTAGCAATCTCAAGCTGCGTGCTTCTGATCTGTGATTCCATTTGGAACTGTTGTAGTTGAATCTGTTGTTCCGTTGGTGGAGCAGTTCCTTCTAACTTTCGTATTCTATCCGCTATGTCTGCTTTACGCGACAGATGCGAATACTCTACTATCATATCGTTTGGTATAGGAACTCCCACACCTCTAAGTTCAATAGCTTCAGCAAATTGCATTTCGTCAAAGTTATCTCTAGCAGGAGCTGTACCAATAATTACGTCATACTCCCCTAGGGTTAAATCATTAATTACTTCACCTTCGGGCGTCATCTGGTTTACTGCCATTTTTACTCTAGGTTTGTATGGGTCAGATTCGTCTGTAATTTGTATTACTCTTTCTTCGGTATAGTAAACTTGTACAAGCTGTAGTATCTTTTCGGCTAAGTACTGACGCGTTTTAGCTAGGTTGTCCAAAGGTACTTGTAACATCAAAGAACCTCTGTTTTGTTTCTGTTGTATTGCAACGCCAGAAACTTCTGCGCTATCCATACCTAACATGGCATCAGATATACCACTAATTTGTTTTATATTATTAGCAGCTTTTGTACCCAACCTGTCTAAACCTGTTGGTATTTGATTTGGTGGTATTTTACCAGGAGGAGTAGAGCCTCTATTAAATTCTAAAACTAAACCTGTTTGGGCCCCGTGTTCTTCTAGGTCATCTGCCGTCATTCCGGACAAAGAACCTGACTCAACTATCCAACCACTGTTGGCAGTTGTGTTTACTATGTGCAGTTCTTGGGAGGTAATCTTGTTTAGCTGTTCTTGTGGAGACAACAAATTACGTACCATACCGAAAGGCTTGCCCCTTCTGAAGTACGGAAAGTATGGGACTAAAGTGAAATGTGCATAAGGAGACCAGTCATCAAACAGAATAACAGTGTCAGCGGATACGGTCCAACGGACCTTTCGCATTTTTTTCTCTATTATGTCTAAGCCAAACTGGTCCGCAAAGGTCTCTCTCTTTTTCTTAGGCCATCCGTATGGGACTGTTCTCTTATCACCTGTAACTGGATCAACATAAAACATGCAATCGTGCAGTTTGTAATACTGTCTTTCTATAACTCTAATAGTTCTAACTGTTCGTGAATTGTCTGGGTCGTTTGGATACTGTTGTCCGTACTCACTATCTTCTGTATCTCCGTATCTTTCTTCTTCGAATTCCATAGAGTCAGCGCCGAGCGTGGTCCCTGTTTCGGCAAGCATTCTTAACTTGTCAGCTTTGTCTTGGCCATACACTTCTTCTATTTCGTCTAGGCTCATCCACTTGCTTTCGAATATTTCGTTCCAGGTTCTTGGGTCGTAATGTTTAGCGTCTGGGTCAATAAGAATGTCGAGTGGGTCTTTTGACTCTACTCTTACTTCGCCTTGCACGTGATCTGTAAAATCTATACGTACATCGAACCAGCCTCTGTCTTGTATTAAACCGTCTTGGAAAACTTGCGCTTCCATCCAGTCTAGTTTGTTGTTGTCAGCTATTTGTGCGTAAACTTTTGTTAGTACGTCTGCAACCTCTTGATTACCGCCGCCCCTAGGTTTGAATTGGACGTCAGCTCGTTTAGAACTTTGCTCACCAATGACTGCATTAATAGTAGGTAAAATAGTATTGATTGTTAGAGCTGGTCGACCTTGGTCATCGAGTTGTTGCATATCAAACTCATCCCATTGGTCTCCTCTATAGTAGGCATCGCATTTTTTTGCCATGGTAACAAAATCTTCGTGGCCACTATCGCGGGCTCGCGTGTAAGCATTCCACTGGTTTTTTGCTAACGTCAGCTCCTCTGCTTTTGATAACTTTTTCTTTGGTTTTTTACTATATGCCATATTATGCGCTCATTGCCGATTTCTTTTTCGGTCCCTTTGCTACCAAGTCTAACCTATCTCGCCAAGAAGGTATATGTTCTGGTGCTTCATAAAAAGAAGCATACTCCATTATCATTAAACCCACCCAGGCCAGCGCATCAACTTGGTCATCGTGAACCCCATTTGGGAAACGTAAAAGTTCTGCTACTAAGGGCCCTGTCCAAACTGCGTCTTCTGGTACAAACACTCTTCCTTGTTGCATCCTACCCTGGATTGCTCTAGCTCTTAACTCTTTATCCCGTCTTCCTACTTTTAAGTCTTTAAAATATGCAGAATGTAATCCCCTTTCTGCAACACGTTTTTCTAGGAAAGGTCCAAGGGCCATTTCTATGTGGCCACGTTCAATCCCTACAATACCCGGTCTCCATTGTTCGTAGAAATCTAATATCTTTTCTACCAACTCGAACCCGTCGTATTTACCACGGATAAGATCTACCACATACATGTTATCATACTCATCTATACCTACGGTGATTCCTACAGAGAAATCGTTTCGGTCTTTTTGTCCTATGGCCAAATCCCAAGCAGTGTAATATCGTAACCGGTCATAGTCTATGTCTTGCGGCGCATAATATTGAATCATGTCCCGTGTAAAATAATCACCCTCGTCTGATACTGGGTTTTGTTGGTACAGAGCTGTCCAGTCTCTGGGCCCGATTGCTCTTTGTATCATCTCTAAAGATTTAACGTCATAACGTTCGGGGTGAAGCGGTTCGCCTACACCTCTAAACTCTTCGTCTTCTTCGGCTATTGCTGGGTACTTAACTACTTCCCATTCGTCGGCCCCGTTTTCGCTTGCGGTAAGAAGTTTGCCGGCCAAGTCGTCATCGTGCCAACGCGTAAGAATAATTAGGATCCCGCCGCCGGGCGCTAAACGCGTATACGCGGTTGACGTATACCAGTCCCAGGTCCCCTCTCGATTATTCTCGGATTCCGCATCTTCTCTGTTTTTTACAGGGTCATCGATTAAAAGTACGTGCGCACCTTTACCTGTGATACCACCACCGACACCCGCGGCCACATAACCGCCGCCTTTTGTTGTTTGCCATGATTCTACGGACTGCGAATCTTTGTCCAGGGTCGTTTTCTCAAAAACGTTTTTATAATTAGGTTCTCTTAACATTTGACGTACTTTTCTAGAGAAATTCATGGCTAGCGAGCCTGAGTACGAACAACTAATAAATTCGTGTTGCGGATTCCTGCCCAGGTGCCATGCGGGGAACGCAATACTGGCTAAAGTAGATTTACCGTGTCTAGGAGGCATAAACAACATCAACCGGGGTGACTTTTTCTCGGTTACGTCTTGACTGAACTTTTCTAGCCTTTTACATATGTCTTTATGTACCCAACCGGCTTGATAATCGGGGTTAAACTTCTCTACAAAAGGTAGCATACGTTTTCGGGACAAAATACGCCAGGCTAACTCTTGTTCGGCACGTACTTTGGCAGATTCTTCTTTTTTAGCGGCAAGTGTCTCTTTTTGGACCTCTGGTTGAGGTAATTCGTCCGATTCGTCCGCTGCGCAGTAGACGCACAGCCCTTTTGGTAGCACAAGGTTGTCTGCTAGCAGCTTTTTGCACTTGTAGCACTCTATTTTGGGTAAATCAGTCAATTTTTAACATTTCCAACGTTTTCGTGCTTGTCTTAACCTTGAATTAGGGTCTTTAGCGGCTTTTGGGAACTTTTTCATCTGTCCAGCCGATCTAGCGCAATAGGATTTCCTTCTTCCAGCTGCTTTACTGCCTTTTTTAACTTTTCCTGTTACTGCGGTCTTTAATTTGGATCCTGGGTTCGCGCGCCTATGTGCGGCCACGCCTTTTGCCGTCATACCAGCCCCGGATTTTGTTTTTCGGTAATTACCACCTTTGCCAGTAGTCTTACGTATTGGCTTTTCTCTTTTCCTAGGCATTAGGCTTTCTTTTTGGGTTTTTTAGCTGTTTTAGCAGAGTTTTTAAAAGCTTTAGAAGTAGGTCTTCCTTTAGCTCCCTTTTTTTTCATTGTTTCGCCTGAACCCGCTTTAATTCTTGCACGTTTAGCATGTATTGCTGCGTATAGCCCTTTTTTAGCCATTTCTTTTCCTATATTCCGCTTGGGCTTTTTTTGCTTTATTCGCCGCAGCGCTCTGCCTTTGTGTGGCTGATGGACGTGAAGGTGTTTTTTGGGGTTTTTGGGTTTTTGTTGCTGCTATGCTACGATCCATTCTGCGGACGCTTGCTTTTGCACCAGCCGTTACCATTTTAGCTTTAACAGCTGCAATTTTTCTCTTTTGTGCTGGTGTTCTAGTTAACTTGGCTTGTCCGATTTTCTGTTTCTGGGCCGACGACATACGCTTACCGGCTACCATACCTTTAGTAGCCTGCCTCATAAGCATCGCTCTACTCGTTTTTGGTTTTTGGCCTTTGGTCCTTTTCTTAGCAACTACGTATGCTCCTTTTCCTTTACTTCCTTTTCTAATCATCTTTTTCTCCTTTAGGTTCTAAATATTTAGTATCTACTCCGGCCAGTTTTAATAGTTCGGAGTCCGGTAATCTTTCTAAGCTTTCTAGCTTCTCTACATTTAAGTTAACTTGGGTAATTGTTTCGGGGGCAAACAAACCATGCAGCTTACATAAAGAGTCTACCACGTTTTTTTCTTCTGTAGCATTTGCGGATTTTCTGTGTGCTTCTAAATACATCGAGGTTGCCGCGTTACGGTCAAATTTTACTTCTTCGCGCATCTCTCTTCTTAAGTACTGTATCGACTGTACAATTTTTGGTCGTTTAAAAACCGCGTACACTGTATCCATGTCCCTGTACCCCGCTGCCCGTCCGGCGGCCGATTTATTCATGCCGCGTAAGTGGAACAACACGAGTCTTTCTTCCTGGACTGAAAGCTCGGATAGATTGACTCCCGCATAGGGAAAATGGGATTGCAATTCTGCCCTGTCTTCGTCGGTTACGTCAACAGCTTCAGAGTTTAATAGATTCATATGCTAAATATAACCTACGCGCACTACTTTTGTAAATTTATTAGTTAAATTTTTTCTAAAAAAATATTGTAATATACCGC